TCTTGTTTCTTTTTTACTGCTCTTTCACCAGGAACAGCATTACCAACATCAACAGAAGTATTAGTATATGTAGGTCTATCAACTTTATTAACTGTATCTAATTTAGGACCTATATCTGTTCTTACCTGTTGACCTTTCATAGTACCTTGAACATATGTTTTCTTTTTTTGAGTACGAAACATTCTTGTAGGTTGTTCGGCAGATAGTATACCTTTTAAACCTCCAGGTATAGGTTGTCTTTCTGCCATAGTTAATTTCTTTTTTGGTTTGGTTTCTATTGGTCCAAATTTTGCAATATTTCTTCTTGTTTCTCTATCCACGTCGTTTTCTCCTTGTTAACTTAGGTGGTTTAACTTTCTTAAATTTACTTACTTGTGTTTTATTATCAAGACTCTTAAACGAATTAAGTTGACTAGTTTTACTAGTAGAAAGTAGTTTCTTAACCTGTTTTGCCAATGTTTTCTTTTTCTTACCATACTGTTCTTTATGTATAAAAGACTGAGTATTTTGTGTATTAAAACTCAATATTTAGACCCTCCTGTTTTATTAGCTGAGTGTCTACCATAGTTAGGATATCTAATACCTTTAGCAATCTTCCAAGCATCCTGACTCATTCTACGTCTTTGAGTTACAGAAATCTGTTCTGCTTTTTGATTAGCCATTTGTTTCAATGTTAAGAAACAAGCAGACTTAGCTTCATTAAGTAAGTATGTAAACATTTGTACAGGTAAGTCAGGAGTAAATGTATCTGACATTGTAAATGCTACAGACCTTTTACCATGACATTGTGTTTTACTGTTTTGTAATGTTGACTCTAAAGTTTTTATATATGCATCCATTACAATTGTTTCATCATCAAAAGATGTAAAATACTGTGGACATTTATCATTAAGTATGTTAAGAGTAATACCAGTAGTATCTGTAACTTTCTTTATGTTAGTAGCTGTGCTATCTCTAGCATCTACTATATCCATAAAGTCTTCTGGTAACTTATATGTTATCATTTCAAAGTTATCTTTATCTGTAGCTTTCTTTTTATTATTATACTTAATCCATTTTAAGTCAATAATATCTTCAGGTAACTTCATGTGAGTAGGTCTATCATCTGTACCACTAGCTGTTAACTTAAATAGTTCATATAAGAACGCATAGTTCTTACCATCAATAATATTGTAGTAAGTAGTCTTAATTATCTGTGCTACTTGTAAAGCTTCTACACTATCATTAATGCTATTGACATCATCTGAATCCATATCAGATAAGATGTCTTGAGTCATTGCTAGTAAATTCATTTTAGCCATTAGACTGCTCCTAATACTCTTAAAGATAAACTAGCATATTGAATAGTAGCTCCTGCACTAGTTTTAGATTTAACTTCTATATAATCATTAGTAGCCATAGTTGTACTTCCAATAACTGTAATATTTCCCCAATCACCAGTAGTTGTAGTTCTTATACTTCTTGAACCTGCTATTTCTGTACCATTTTTAAATAAAGCAAATTCAACATTTTTATCACTGCCCGATGCTTGATTACAAGCCATAGCTAATGTAATATTAACATTCTTTGTATCTGTACCATCATACCTAAGTCTAGCATTAGGTGATGTCTGAACTGTAAATCCTGATACAACTCCATTAACCCAAGTAGGGTTTAATATTACATCTGATGTAGTATTAGCTTGTGTGTATGTAGGACTAGTTGAATTAAATGCAATGTAGACATTAGCTACTGCATTAGGTGCTGTCCATACACCTGAACCAGAACCATTAGCAACATAAACAGTTTTATTAGAAGCTGATGCTACTCCTTTTGGTTCATGTAGGTCTGCACCTGTAATGAGTTTATGTTGTATTGTCATAATGTTTCCTGTATTAAATTAGGGGTAAGCCCTCCTAAGAGGGCATTACCGAAGTATTACACGTCGTATTTAAATTTAACTACGACTCTAGCAGTACCTGCAGTATAAGTACCTGTAGTTGCTGCTACTAATTGCCCTGCATTTGCACCAATTGTAGTGCCTACTAGGGCACCTGCACCAACAACAACTTTATTTGCTGTTAATGCTGCTGATGCAGTTGCTGCTACCAAACCATCAGCATCAATTACAGTGCCATTAGCTTGATACAAACCAATAGTTAGGTTAGTACCACCAACCCATGCATCATCTACATACAATACAGCTTCAACAATAGAAGCATTTGCAGGTATTGTTTGTGGAAGATTACTATTTAGTGTTGTTGAAAGATTGTCAAAGCTAAAAGTCCACTCCGCACTTTTAACAATACCTTCTTTTGTAGACTCTTGACCACCATATTTATTTTTAGTAGTACGAGTCCCATAGTGATTTGCAACGCCCCTTATAGGAGCCAATTCGATAGTCATAATTTTTCTCCTTAGTAAGTTGCTTCATCAGTTAATAGAACGCCTAGTGTATCAGCACGCTGAACACCAAACCCGAACCTAGAAGTAACCTGATATTTATCAGCTCTTTCTTCTTGGTCTCTCCAACCTTCTGTTTGCGGAGCACGTCTCCATGCATGCATAACAGGCTTACATGAATCATCTGCTACGCACATGAAAATGTTAGCCTTATCACCAATTTCAGCTGTATCATCAGCTAGGTCATATGTTGAACCGTCAATAGCTTCTGTTGCTGTAAGTGATGGTAAGAAGTTAGAAGTGTAAATATCCCAACCCATAATGTTTCTTACGAAACGATGGTCTCTAGCAAAACCTTCATTAAGAACACCCTGGAATTGTGGAGTATTATTAACAACGTTTGTACTTGAGATTAATGTGTTGAGTGTTGCCTCTACGATAGGGTCAACAATAGCAATACGACCTGAAGCAGGTGCATTAGCTTTGTCAAACGCTAGTTTCATAGCTACAAAGTCGCCTAGAACAACATTTCTTGTTGCTGCTCCAGCACCACCAGCTACGAAACGGTGAGGTCTACCATTAACTAAGTTAAGGTTAGCTGCTGTTTGTCCGCCATTAGCGACAGCTAAGAAACGTCCTTCGTGGTTTTCACCAAGAGCACGTGTAGATTCCATAGCTCTCATAGCCATGAGTTGGTCTACCTGTGAACCATCTTCACGTAGGTCATCAGTTACTTTCCATGCATCACCAATGTAGTCAGTGATAGATAGAGTGATAGTACCTGTGTCTATGTTTGTAAAGTTCAGAGGTGTATCCTCTGCTGCATCTTGAAGTGTTACAGTACCAACTGTTTTAATGTTTAGTGTTGTACCTGAACCGAAGTCTGTTACATCACGATACATTCCTTCTGGAAGAAGGTAGTCGTGTAAATTATCAAGAATAAACTGAGAATACTGTTGCGATTCAATGAACGCAGTTGTATTTGCAGTAGTATGTGCCATTCTTTAAGTCTCCTTAAGACTGATTAATTTTAGCTTTAGCTCTACCCCACGCTGCTAAGAGTTCTTTAGTTGAACCACCTTCTACCTTTGCAGATAGTTCAGTTGGTTTAGCTTGTTGACTCAATGCTTCAGTATTAATATCACCACTAGAACTAGCTACTGGTGCTTTAGCTGCAGATAAACCTGCTGCTTTTAATACTACTGTAGGGCTTGTTGCTGCAAGCTCGTTAAGTTGTTTAACGGATAAGTTAAGTTCTTTTGCAATAGAGTTGTAAGTATCTTCAGCTTTATCACCATACTGTTCAGTAAACTTTGCAGCTACTGACTGAGCATTAGACTCTGCTTTAGCATTTGCTTCTCTTGTTGCAATAGTTTGATTAACTAAATCCATCACATTATCTTGATTAAGTTCTCCACTTTGCACGGTCTGTGCTGGTGTTTGAACTCCAGACTTTAATTCATCTATAAGTTCTTGAGTAGTTTGACGCTTAGTTAGTTCTTCTCTTACAGAAGCTAATTCAGACTCTAAAGTCTCAATATGTTTCTGTGCATGAGGAACAGACTTTAAAGCATCTTCTGGACTCTGATACTTTTTACCTTCTCCCACTAACTCTTGAGCTTCGGTCGGAATCTCAAATGCCTTTGGTTGAGTATCTTGTTGTACAGTCTCCTGGGTAGGTTCTTGTACAGGTGTTTCAGTTGTTTCTGTTTTTACTTCATCATTCATGTTACATCTCCTTTGGTCAAGGTAATAAATTATATAGTTTTGTTAAAGCTTTTTGAATACCTCTCTGATAAGCTTGATATTCATTAAAAGCAGGAAGTTTAAAATTCTCTTCATCCATACACTTTCTATTTGATATCTCTACCTGTTCAGTTAAATACTCTCTTAACTCTTCAAATACTTGTTTCTTTGTTAAGGCTTTAGCCTTTTCACTTTTTAAATCCATACTATAATTATACCATATTTTTAAGTAAAAGTCAAGCTTTTACGGTTACATTACAGGTATATCATCATCTTCATCTAAGTCTTGCTCAGGAGCTACTTGTGTAGCTTCTACTTGTTGAATCTGTTGGTCAACCATTTGCTCTTCCATTCCTGGTTGAGCTTGTTGTGCCTGTAAATCCTGTTGTATCTGCATTTTTATTTTCTCTTGTTCAGCAGCTTCAAATAATGCAGCGTTATCTTTCATAAATCCATATTGGTCAAAGCCCATATACTCTTCTACCATCTTAGCTATAAGTTTAGGTGATACATGTGGACTAATCATCTGACCTATTGGACTATTAAATACACCTAACATATTTTGTAGTAACTGCGCTCTAGCAGCATAATGTCTAGCACCTATAGGTCTAATCTTACCTCTAGCAGTTAAGTCTTCTTTAGTAATAGATAAAAAATCTTGTACACCAAAATCATCATCATATACTTTAGCTAGCTCAGGTAAATCTAAATTACGTTTAGCTGTTTCTAGCATCATATTTAAAATAGGTTCTAAAAACTCTACTTCAAATTGATTAACTTTGTTCTGGAATATTCTACCAGCAGCATTTTGTAATGATTGTACTTCAAATGCTGTTTTTTCTCCTGGTGTTCTAATACCCATAGCTTCTTTAGGAGCACCTGCCATTTGTTCCATAGTATTCATTAATGCTACTAATTCATTGTTAACTTGAAAAGCAGCAGGGTTAGGTGGTAACATAGTAATATTACCATCTTCTTGTAAATGAATAGTTGTTTCAGGTCCCCATTCAAATGGGTCTACTTCACCTTTAATTACCATAGGTGGATGTATAGTTAAATCCATAGCATCTGCTTTAGCATTTTCTAAATGGTCTAGTCTATATTGCATACCTACTAGATTATCTAGAGGACCCATACCATATAAGTTATCAGGTCTTTTTCTCCATGCTACATGTGCTTTACTATCTTTACCTATATAACTAGGATTTTCAATATTACGTATTACATAGTTTCTATCAATAATAGTAATAATTCTATTTTTATGTAGTTTATCTTCATCCTTATCATAAAAGTCTCCTTCAAACTCTAATACTTCTACCATACCAGACTGATAATATTCTTGTAGTGTACCAAAGCCATCAGCTATATATGCATCTGCTTTATTAATATCTTCTTGTCTAAACATAGATATAGAGTTTCTAATATCTAATGCTTTATTAAATGCTGACTTCTTATATTGTAAATCTGGTCTTTCTTCTACATCTATTTTTAATTCACCTATAGACTTAATATATCTAGTAAACTTAGGTGACTTAGCAAAAGAACTAGCTACAGGATTAAATACAATATCAAAAGGTGATATACGTTTTAACTTAGGACCATTATATGTTGTAATAACTTCACCTGTTTCTAAATCAACATGGTCTTCATTAACATATCTTACTTCACCAAAAGCATTACCATAGTCAATGTAATCATAAACTAATAAACTTACTTCTTCTCTAAACTTAGATTCTTTTAATTTAGTTTTTAAATAAGCTTCAATAGCTCTTCTTTTTTTAATAGTTACATCTTCTCTAGAAGCTCCTTCCCATTTCATCCAGTTATCATTAGGAAACAATGCATCCATATAGTTTGCATGTAAGTTATCTCTAATTTGAGTTAACTTAGGTAAAGTTGTTTTATTTTTCCAGGGGAGAGTACTATTAGTTGTAGTTGTAGTATCAGTAGCAAAAAGATAGTTTCTTAACTCTCTCCACTCTGTTTCTTTTTCTCGACGTTGAATCCACCATTGATTATATAGTCCAGACATTACTCTAGCTATATTTTCTTGTCCAATCGCCTTTTCTATTTCAGCTACTTCACCTGCCATAATTTATTCCTTAATGTGTTATACCACCAAACCTACTATGGGTTGGTAAAGGTTTATTAAATCCTAAACCTGTGTTTGCTCTAAGTTTAGGTGCTAATGATATTGCCATAGCATTTGATAGTGCATCTTTAATATCATCATGTGGTGGGTGTACCATCACTAATTCTTCTTCTAATGTTTGACAGTTACCACCTTTATAATGCCAAACTTGTAAGTTATCATACTTTGGTTCTAGTACTGCTCCTACCCTCTGTGCTTTGTCTCCTAAGCTTCTAGTAGGTCTAAATTCATCAACTGATAGTGGGATACCATTTGGTTTAAGATAACTGTCCTTAAGCTCTTTAACTATGGTTTGTTGGGCTACTGTAACCTCAGCTCTTATCTTTCTAAATCCCCACTTTTCCCAAGCTTTTAATATATGTTGATAGTAGTCTACAATCTTCTCTGTTTTAAATCTATCTATATCTAATACATAGAAATTGTTTTGATGGTCAACACCAACAACTACTAAAGCAGTATAGTCAGCTTGTCTTCTTAAACTAAATGCAAAGTCAATTGCAGCAAATATATTTAGTTTTCTATCTCTTAAATACCAATCACCTTCTCTAACATTTAATGCTGCTTTATCAAAGTACTGAAAGTTATCTGCACTTATCCTAGCACTTTCTGTTGTATTAGGGTCATTGTAATATTGAGCATAAAATTGTGTAGTGTCAATATACTTTGCTTTAATTCTTGCTAACTCTTTGCTATCAAATCCAAATGCTTTGCCATCTTTACGAGTTCTCTTAGCCCATAAGAATTCACCATCTGTTTCTACTACTCTTTGAAATAACTCATATACTTCATCTTCTTTTTCTACATCACCTTCTTCATCATAGTGAGTTTCTTTCATATTAATCATAGTATCATATATATCTTTAGGATGATACCTAGTTCCTACTACCCATTCTTGAGCACCGGGATTTTCAATAGATGCTAGTTGTGAATAAGCAT